CTATTCGGCGAACAGTTCGCGCACCAGCGAAGGCGCGCGGTCGCGCCGTTCGCGCCATGCGACGACGGCGGGGTCCATCGGATCGCCTTCGGGCGCGCTTTCGCCATAGGCTTCGGCCGCCGCGCCGCCGGCCACGGCGATGACGGCCAGATCGGCGGCGTAGGACTTGGACACGGCCTCCCGCGCGGCGGTCGCGACGAGGGCCGTCAGCTCGCTCTGTGAAATGTCCAGACCCTTCAGCTTCTGGAACAGGGCGCGGCGGATGGACGTGGTGATCGAGGCCACGAAGGCGTCGACGGCGACGGGATCAGCCATCCAGCAGGCTCCGCTTATGCGTCAGGAAGAGGACCAGGGCGTGACCGCCGCCCAGCAGCATGGCCAGCAGACGGGTCATCAGAACCGCCCCTTGGCCATCAGGACCAGCAGGAAGAGGACGGCGAGGCCCAGCATCAGGACGGCGATCCCCTGCCCCCGTTCGTTCAGCAGCTGGGGCCGCGCGCGGCGGCGGAAGGGTCGGAACTCGATCAATGCAGATCCCCCCGGATGGCGCGCAGCGAGGCGCGGCCCTGACGGGCGGCGACGGCGGCGACGCGGACGGTGTCAGGCGTGCGGGCTTCGGGCGGCGTGTCGGCGACCGGGTGGACCCGGCGGCTGCGACGCTCAACCCAGCGGTCAACGGCCTCGGCGAGGTAGCGGACCGGTTCGCCCGGTTCGTTTATCTCGGCCGGGAAGTCGCGGTCGCGCGTCCAGGCCAGGCGCACCTTGCGGAAGCGCTCGTGGCTAAGGCCCACGGCGGCGGCGGCCTGCTGGCCGGTGTAGAAGCGGCCGCGCAGCGGGGCTTCGACGGCGTGGAAGGCGAGCGCGGTCATGGGTGTGCCCCTTCCTTCGCGGCCGTCGATTTCAAGGCGGCTTCAATGGCGGGCGTGTCGATGCCGGGCCGCATCCCGTTGTGATCGCCAGCGATGGCTGCGTGCCAGTTAGCAAGAGCAGCGGCAGTGCTTATCGTATGATGCTTGGCTTTGAAGTCGTCGCCAGCCGAGTGCGCAGTCGCGGCCTTCTGCGCCAGATAGCCAATCAGCCAGAACCAATCGAGAGGCGCTTTGCCTGCGTCGTGACTTGCGCCCCAGCGCTGCCTCTGGTGCTGCGCCTCAGACACGATCGCCTTGGCAAAGTCCTCAACCTCTGGCGTATTCAGTGCGTCTTCAAGCTCTGCCACCTTCGCTTCCAGTTCCCGCACCCTGTCGGTATCGGCGGCGCGGGCGCGGCTGGCGTCGATGATTGCCGCCAACTGCACCGCGTCCGCGTATTCCCGGCACAGGGCGATCATGCGTGGTTGCCCCTTCACCATGATCGCAGCCGCGAAGCCTTTGTAGATGCTGGTGTCGATCTCAAGGTCCGCCGTCAGCAGGTCCACCGGCGCGAATGCAGGGTTGTCGGTCTTCATGCCGCCCTCGCCAAATCTTCGCCGAAGCGGATGCGGCGTTCCAGGTTGTCGGACACCATGGCGCCGATGGCGGCGCCGACGGATCGGGCGTGGTCGGCGTTCATGACGGGGTCGAAGGCGCCGGCGATCTCGACCGACTTCACCGTCTCGCCGTGCTGGACGGCGACGGTGACGGACAGGACGGTCATGCGCATGGACGGTTCCCCCGGTTGCGGGCGCGGACGTAGTAGAGGAAGACGTCGGTGAAGTGCTGATCCGACGGACGGACCGTCGGCGCGGCGGCGGGCGGCGCGGCCTTAGCGACCGGCTCCTTGCCGTCGCCGGTGGCCAGCCATGCGTTCAAGTCGCGGCCGGTCATTGGATGGTCCCCTGGAGCGGCGACTTGCGGTCCGCCTGAAGCCGGGCGGCGCGCAGGGCGGCGGCCGGGCTATCGCCCTGGCCGGTCGCGACGGGACCGCTGTCGCGCAGCGGGTTCAGGTTGTCGGGCGACAGGGTCGCCAGATAGACGCCGCGCGGGGCCTTGCGGATGATATAGACCCAGTCGGGACGCTGGGCCTCGATCAAGGCGACCTCTTCGGCCAGGAACAGGGACGGCGGCGGGCCGCCCATGGCCAGCACCCACAGGCTTTCCTTGTCGGGCGCAGTGGCGAAGACGGACCCCGTCGACATCCCTGCCCTGCGCGCGATGTCGCGCGTCGTGGAGGCGAAGAAGCCCGTGTTGGTGAAGGCGAAGCGCGCGGCGGCGATCACGCGAAGGGCCGTCAGCTCCTTGGAGATTTGGCGCTTGTTGCGGCGCGTGCCGTCGACTTCTGTCAGGGGCACGGCCGCGTTGGTGAAGACCAGCGGCGCGTTCATTGCAGCGGCCCCCAGCCGATCAGCTCGCGCGTGACCCGGCCGCCGTCGGCGACCTGATCGTCCGACGCGTGCCAGGCATACATGGCGGCGTAGTCGGCGAAGCCGTCCAGCTTGGCCAGTGCGTCGGACCAGCGGGCGGCCTCGGGACTGCCCTGCTCGGCCTGGGCCAGCAGCATGGCGACGCCCTGGGCCTGGACCGAGCCGTCGGTCAGGGCGTCCAGAACCCGCACGACCGTGTCGGGGCCCAGCACGACGGTGGCGCGCAGGGCGCAGGACGGGGTGGCCAGAACCTGACGCTTCTTGGTGCGCGCGCCCGTGGTCAGCTGCAGCGTGTCGCCGATGCGGGCGTGACGGGCGCGGCCGTTGCGCGGGCGGCGCATGGTCAGCACCTTTTCGCCGGCGGCGACCGGCGGGGCGAAGGCGGCTTTGAAGTTATAGGCGACCATTAGAGGTTTCTCCCGGCGTCGCTGTTGAAAATGTCGGCCAGATGGGCTGCGGGATCGTCGCGGAAACTGGTCGGCACGCCGTTCACGCGAAAGATGTGGCTGGCGTGGATGTCATCGCGGGTCCGCGAGCAGATCCAGTCTGACGGGGAACCGTCAGACTTCGTGTCGAAGCCGACGAACCGACAGGTGGCGACCGTTCCGCCGCAGCCGGTCACCCGTATCTTGTCGCCAGGCTTGAGCGCAGCGCGCGCTCGCTCCGTGGCTCTCTTCGATGCGGCACGCTGTGCGTCAGTCATCATCATACCAGGCTCCGTTGCAGCAGAAGGGCGGCGGTCGCGGCCGAGGCGGCGGCGGCGCGCAGGGCGGGCGCCAGGGACGGCGCGGCGGGGAAAGGCGGGTCGTGGTCCAGGCAGTCGGCGGCCAGGCGCACCTCGTGCAGCGCGAAGGGCCGGCGCGGCGCGCCGTCGTCGACGGCGACGAAGACGGTGGCCATGACGAAGACCTCGCCCGAGCCGTCGTGCAGCGGATGCAGATCGGCGATGGGCGTCAGCGTCGGCAGGCGGGGCGCGGCGCGCTCCAGCCGGATCAGCAGGTCCGAGACCCGGCCGGCGGTCGTCGCCGCGTCATCGGCCGCAAAGGGCGAACACGGCGGGGCGGTGTCGATTTGAGGGGTGGTCATGGGTGGTTCCGCGTGGTTGCGGAAAGAAGATATGGATGATTTTTCCATACCGTCAAGACCGTTATTCTGGACGCAAGACCGAGAGAATTCGCAGGGCGCTCACGTTAGAGTGGCGGCATGAATAATCAGCAGATGCCCGAACGCTTTGTGGTCCCGGCATGGGTGTTACCCGTTGGCGCCATAGCGTTTGTCGCTGGACCGTTACTTCTCGGCGCGGTGATGCCGTGGGCCTTGGCTATATGGCTCGGTCTGATCCCAACCGTGGTGCTAGGCGCGCTCTACGGCGATGTGGGCGAGCTGCCGCGCGATGAGACGGGTAGGCGCGTGGCGCGGACGGGCCTCGGTCGAACGGCGCGAACCGATCAGGATTGGGAAGATGCTTGGAAGCGTGCCGGTATCGCCGTGGTCGTGCTAATCGGCCTGGCGGTTTTAAATGATTGGCTCAGCTTGCGGGCAGATTAGCGCCGCCAAATGACGGCGTGCAAAGCTTTGACCCTGTTTCGATCGAAACGCAGACTTTTGCCGGGGTTCCACTGCGTCGCTTCAACTGATCCAGCGGTCAGACCCCTATAAGTCTTAACCACAGCTGTGCCGTCAATCATTTCGATAATGCAGTCCGAACCTTTGGTCGGTGGCAGATTGATCTGTGCGATGACCGTCTCGCCCTCGAACAGGCGCGGCTCCATACTATCACCAAGCACTCTTATCGCCACAAGGTCGCCAGCGCCGTTCCATAGCGGTGGCGGTTCTATAAAATCAATGACCTGACCGGAGTTGAAAGCCAAAACGTCGTCGCCGCCTGCAGCGGCGTAGCCATAGACAGGTATACGCCGTGGGCCGACTTGGCGACGAACGGACAGAGTTTCGACCTCCGCGCCCTCCCCCGACCGACCTCCAAAGAAGTCCTCGATCTTCAACAACTCGTCAGCCTTCAGCCGTCGAGAGCCCTTGATTGTCTTAGACAAACTGGACGGATCGAGATGCAGAAAGCGGGCCAGCTCGCTCTGAGAGCGGCCGTCGCGTTGAAGTCGGGCAGGGATGTCTTTCGGGTCCACGACCGCAAACATGGACAATTTTTCCGTTTTTTTCTGTTGCGGGTTTGGCCAAATCACCTCAGCCACGGTTTGGACGTAACGTCTAGACGGATTTTCCACAATGGATAACTGCCGAACTAACGAGAGCCCGGCTCAAAAAGCCATCAGGCTTTTGGGCGTGAAGGCTATCGCTTGGGAATGCGACCTCACGACGGATGCTGTCTATAAGTGGCCCAAGCTTCGTGAGGGCCGCATTCCGTCGAAGCATCAACCCGCTGTTCTTGCCCTGGCTTCCCGCAGGGGTGTGCCCCTGACACCGGCCGAACTAATCGGCGTCGCAGCGTGATGTTCGGCCATATTGAAATCGCGCCATCGTGGAGCCGTCGCGTCAATCGCGCCGCTGGACCTGACGCCTGCTGGCCCTGGACCGGGGCCGTGATGACCAACGGTTACGGTCAGTCGCGCATCAAGAAGGACGGGCGATGGCGTGGCGCGGGGGCGCATCAGGTCGCCTATTATCAGGCGACCGGACGTTGGGAGCGGCAGGCCGAAGGTCGCCTTATCCGACATCTTTGCCACAACCGCCTGTGCTGCAATCCAGCGCATCTGCGCGGCGGCACCCCGGCGGAGAATGGAGAAGATCGCATCGCGCGCCGCGACGGACGGTCTTTGCTGCCGGCCCGGCATGCGCCCGCGCATCGTTATCCCCAGCCGCGTCGTTGGGCGTCGGATGCGACCCTGATCGTATGGCACGATCTCCAGATATCCGCCGTTTGCGCGGCGTCGGACCTGACAAATACGGAGCTGGTCACGCGGCTGCATCGCAAGCTGATGGATGCACGCGGCAGCGCAGCGCCCGACATCTCGCGCCTCGGCTTGTCGATCATCCGAGAGTTCAAGCTTGTGGCCTGGCGCTGGGTTTCGGAACCCATGATCGCGCACCGGGCAGCGTTGGCGTCGGGCCTGATCGCCCTGGCGGGTCTGCTGGACGACGTTCTGCACCTTCAGGAGCATGGCGACTATTACGCCAGCCTCGGCTTGTACGGGGAGGCGACGTGATGGCGAACCGTCACCTGTTGCCCCGCAATACTGAAGCCTATGGCGGCGACTTCCCCCTCTGCCCCTGGTGCAAAGAGCCGCCCTATAGCCTTGCCCTGCCGCTGGACGCAGTGCTGGCTCACCTGCAGCGTGGCTTCGATCATTGGGTCGAGCGCAGTGACGACGGATCGACGGACGCCGATATCGTTTGCGATTGCCCTTCGTGCGCCAAGCCTTTCGCCGTGGCTCTGAAGTCGTCCGGCGTCGCCCTGCTTCCTGTCCGAACAGCCGCTGACCTCCGTCTGATGGAGGGCCGGCCATGAGCCACAACCCCGACATGCTGTCCACCGAGCGCGTCCTATGGCGTCAGGTGTGCCAGGCCGCGTTCGAGGCGGCGCAGAAGCCGGACCAGAGCGGCGTGGCCAAGGCGCTGGCGAAGTCGCTGGCGGGATCGGAGGGCTGGCGGTTGCCGGACCTGCGGCCCCTGCCCAGCGCGTGTTTCCGGGCCTTCCTGCTGACGGCGCGCAGCTGGAACAAGGAGACGGACCTGAAGGTGCGGGCCGAGCTGGCGCCGCGCCTGGTCGCCCTGGCCGATGCGGCGGGCGACATTCTGGACGGCTTGGCCTGCGACCGGCGCGATCCGCCGTCGTGGACGAACCGGGCGGACCTGAAATGAGCGTCGTGGCCTTGCAAGACGTGCTGCTGGCCGGGGCGCGGATCGTCATCGAGGACGAGATCGAACGGCTGATCGGCGTGCTGGACCAGCTTGACGCGCACACCGAGGACCGCGAGCCGGACGCCGAGGACGAGGTGGTCAGCGAGGATGACGGCGTCGTCGCCGCCTGGATGCCCTGCTGCGGGAGGCAGGGATGACGGCGCTAGCCCTGGCTCACTCTGGCTTCCCCGCCCCTGCCCTGACGCCGCGCGTTGGCTCGCCGCGTCGCGCCGCGATCCTGACCGCGCTGGCGGCGGCGGCGATGGAGACGCGCGACCTGAAGGGCGTGCTGGTTCTGGCGCGGTCGGGTCGGCCGCGCAGCCTGATCGGGTGCGGCGGGCGGTTCCGATGGCTGGCCCTGTCGGCGCTGACGACGCTGTATCCCGAGGCGGACGCGGAGGCCCTGCGCACGGCGCTGGGGTGCAAGGCGTCGCGGGACCGGCGCCAGCACGAGCCGTCGCGGCGCGCGGCCCTGGTCGCGCGCGAGACGTGGCCCGAGGACGTGGTGACAGGCGTGGCCCGCGCCGTCGCGGACAATGAAGACGCCCAGCTGACGGCCGCCTGGATCTGGCCCGTCGCCTGCGCCGTCGCCGCCGAACACACCGGCGCGGACGCGGGCGTGGTGGGCCGGATCACCGGCGCGCGGGACAAGCCGCCGCGCGCGGTCGGGCAGGCCCGCAAGCTGGCCGTCTATCTGACCATGACCGAGGGCGACGTGAACGCGACGGCGATGGCGGCGGCGTCTGGCCTGAACAAGGACACGGTGCGCCACCACGTCGCCAGCGTCGAGGACGCGCGCGACGAGGACGGGGCGCTGGACGACCAGTTGGAAACGCTGGCGGGCGAACTGCGCCGCCGGCTGGACGAGGAGCTGAGCCAGTGGTGACCGCTCCTCGCCCCCTGCCCTACGCCTGGGACAACGTCAAAGAGCGGCTTCAGCGCGACTTCGGCCGGTTGCTGGCCGAGCTGGGCGTGCGGGCGCAGGCGGATCGCAACGGCCTGGTGCATCCGCTGAACCCCAACCGCGACGACAGGAAGCCAGGCAGTTTCGTGATCTGGACGCGCGGCGGCGAAGCCGGGATATGGAAAGACTTCGCCTGCGGCGACAAGGGCGATGTGTTCGACCTGATCATGTATCTGGCGCGGCCCAGCCCGGCGCGGAAGATCGACGCCTATTGGTGGGCGCTGGCCTTCCTGGGGCTGGAACGCGGGACCGTGCGCACCCAGGCCGAGGACGTGGCGGCGCGCGAACGGCGCGAGCGCGAGGCGCGGGCCGAGGAAGCCCGGATCAAGAAGAATGAGACGGCGCGGTCGCGCGCCCTGTTCGCCCTGTGGCTGGGCTTGCCGTCCATCGTGGAGACGCCCGCCGAGCGGTATCTGCGCGAGGTGCGCGGCATTCCGACGGAACGGCTGGCGCACCAGCCGGGCGCCCTGCGCTGGGCCGAGCGCGTGGAATGGATCGACCCGGAGACGGGCGAGGTCTTCGAATGGCGGCACTGCATGGTCAGCGCCATGACAGCCGGCAAGGCGGTGACGGCCCTGCACCGGACGTTCCTGAAGCCGGACGGGTCAGGCAAGGCCGACCGCAAGAAGGCCAAGACCATGATCGGCGCGCCGTCGGGCGCCGCGATCCGCGTCAGTCCCGGCCCCAGCGGGCTGAGCCCGACCAAGGCGGCCGACAAGGGGCGGACCGATCCGCTGATCATCACCGAGGGGATCGAGGACGCCCTGACCCTGGCCGTCGCGCGGCCGGACTGCCGTGTGTGGGCGGCGGGGTCGCTGAGCCTGATGGGGCTGCTGGAGTGGCCCGCGTGCGCGTCAGCCGTGGTGCTGGCGGCCGACAACGACTGGGACAAGCCCCAGGCGATGGCGGCGTTCGAGAAGGTGGAAGCCTGGTGGCGCGGTCAGGCACGGGGGCGGCCGGTGCATGTGGTGCGCGCGGCGGCCGGGAAGGATTTCAACGATATGGCGCGTGGAGAAGCGGCGTGAGCGTTCAGATCGTTCACGGCGACTGTCGCGAAGTGATGCCCGCCCTTGGGCCCTTCGACATGATCATCGCCGACCCGCCCTATGGCGACACCTCGCTGGACTGGGACGTGATCGTCAGCGGCTGGGAAGCCGTGGCCCTGCAGTGCCTGAAGCCGGGCGGGTCGATGTGGGTGTTCGGCTCGCTGCGCTATTTCATGACGACGGGCATGCCTGACGGCTGGCTGATGGCGCAGGACATCGTCTGGGAGAAGCACAACGGATCCAGCATGCGGAAGGACCGCTTTCGGCGGGTCCACGAACATGCCGTCCACTTCTATCCGGCGTCGTCGCTATGGGGCGACATCTACAACGTGGTGCAGACCACGCCGGACGCCGTGGCCAAGAAGGTAAAGCGCAGCAACAAGCCGCGCCACTTCGGCAAGGTCGGGTCGGTCGCCTACGAGAGCGTCGACGGCGGGCCACGGCTGATGCGGAGCGTCGTTCAGATGCGCTCGGAGCATGGGCGCGCGATCCATGAGACGCAGAAGCCGTCGTCGCTGCTGGAAATCCTGATCCGCACCAGCTGCCCGCCGGGCGGCCTTGTTGGTGATTTCTTCGCGGGATCCGGGAGCGCTGGCGAAGCCTGCATCTACGCCGACAGACACTACGTCGGCGCTGAATATCGAAAAGACTGCGCAGCGCAGGCGTCAGCGCGCCTCGCGGGCATCCTGCCGTTTGGACTGGCCGCATGAGCCAGCTCCGTCTCACTCGCACCATGCGCGCCCAGATCGCCGCGATCCGCGACGTGCTGACGCCGTGGGGCCTGGGCACCGCCCTGGTGAACGAAGGTCCGCACCTGGTGGTCAAGGTCTTCGCGCGTGACGGCGGCGCGCACCGGCTGACGATCAGCTGCACGCCGAAAGACCGCGACGCGGCGATCAACAAGGCCAGGCAGAACGCCAAGCGTCTGCTGACCCATTTGAATGCAAGGGCAGGATTTTGAGTAACGACCCTTACGCCGCCATCGCCGGGATCATTCCGTCGTTCGAAGAGGAAGATCAGGTCGCGCTGTCGCGCCAGGTGCTGAGCGCGGCGCGGAACGATCCGCCGCGCGGGGCGCCGTTGACCTTCGAAATCAGGAAGGACGAGCCGGAGGCCGTCGAACCGGGCCGCTGGCGCGATCACCATGCTCAATGGCACCGCCTGCCCCTGGGCTGTCCGGTGACGCCACTCGGCAAGTTGGCCACGCTGTCGGGGACCACCTATTTCTTCCTCGACACGCTGGGCGAGGTCGCCGTGTTGTCGGAGAACGCCGGCAAGGGGCACATCACCAGCCTGTTCGGCGGACGGCCGCTGTATCTGACCTGGGCGTGGCCCCGGTTCGGCAAGGGCGGGGTCGTGACCGGCTATGCGGCCGAGGACGCGCGCGACGACCTGTTCGCCGCCTGCACCTATTGCGGGACGTTTGAGCTGGAGGATCGAGTGCGCGGGCGCGGCGCCTGGCGTGACGACGACGGGCGGCTGATCTATCACGCCGGGGACGCCATCTGGATCGACGGACGGTGGAAGCCGCCGGGGTCGCATGGGCGATATATCTATCCCGGACGGCCCAAGATCGGGCGGCCCTCACCCCGGATGGAGGCGAGCGGCGCCGGGTCGCCGGGCGACGTGCTGCTGACGGGCCTGCGGTCCTGGAACTGGGAACGGCCCGAGCTTGACCCCCGCCTGGCGCTGGGCTGGCTGATGACGGCGATGGTGGGTGGGGCGCTGGAACAGCGGCCGGTGATCTATGTCAACGGCGGCGAGGGCTCGGGCAAATCGACGCTTCAGAAGCTGTTCCGCCTGCTGATGAACGGCGCGCTGTTGGCCACGTCGAACACGACGCAGGCCGGCATCTATCAGAAGGTCAAACAGGACAGCGTCGCCGTGATGGTCGACGAAATGGAAGCCAAGGAAGACACGCGCACCACGGACAAGATCTTGGAGCTGGCGCGGGTCGCCTATAGCGGCGACAAGATGCAGCGGGGCGGCAAGGACGGCGTGGGGCAGGAGTTCAGCGTCATGTCGTCGTTCCTGTTCAGCAGCATCGCCGTGCCTGCCATCGACGCCCAGGACGCCAGCCGCATGGCGATCCTGATGCTGCGCGAGCGGGTGGCGCGGGACACCGTGCTGGAAGACCTGGGGCTGCGCGACGCGACCAAGATACAGGCGATCGGCCGCCAGCTGCTGAAGCGGATGGTGTCTTGGTTCGACCGGCCGGCGGGCGAGGATTGGAACGCGCTGCTGGCTCGGTTCAAGGCGACGCTGATCGCCGTGGGGCACAACGACCGCAGCGCCGACACCTTCGGCGCACTGGCGGCGGCGTGTCACGCCTCGCTGGAAGACACGATGCCGGACGAGGTCGAGCTGCAACTGTGGCAGGGCCTGCTGAAGTCGTCGGACCTGGTCGAAACCAGCGGCAAGGAGCGGACGTGGCGCCGGGCCTTCATGCACATGATCGAGGCTCAGCCCGAGCAGTTGCGCACCAACCGGCATAGGTCGGTCGGATCGGTGCTGGCGGCGTGGCGGGCCAACTTCGTGCCCGGCTTCGTCGGCGAGAACGCGTCGTATGAGGACGTCATCTACACGCTGAAGAACTTCGGCATGACCATCAGCTGGGGCAAGGACGAGTTCGGCCAGCCGATGCTGGAGGAATGGGCGACAGCCCGTCTCTTCATCCCCGCCAAGCACCCCGGCCTGAACATCCTCTATGCCGGGACGCCGTGGGCGGGCCGGATGGGCACGCCCGGCCCCTGGACGGGGGTGTTGAGGCAGATGCCGCCGCACCTGTGGAAGGCCGGGAAATGCGACCGAGGGCTGGACAGGAAGGCCAGCGGCATCCTGGTGAACCTGGCGGACGTGTTCGAGTGGGACGACGCCACGCCGCTGCCCATGGCGGCCTAGCCGCCCTGAGAGCGCCGCGACAGCGGCGATCGAGGCATGAAAAGAGGCCGGGCCTCGCTGCGTCGCCGACCAGGCGACGCCCCACATGGAGGGCCTCAGGCCCGACCGGCGACCACAGGGAGCGCCTGCGCAGCGAGCCGCAGGCGAGTGGTGCGCGCAGGCTCCGCATGAGGGTCTGAACCCCAACCCTGACCCGTCTGGATGGCTCTCTATGGCGTCCTCGTCCGCCCCCGACCCGAGCCCGGTTAGCGAGGATAGGCGCGCAGCCGAGGGTCAGGGGTGGCCGCCGACAGGGTTCTACGGTTCTAGACCGGGTTCTGTCGAAAGCGACGCGATCTCAAGAACATCACCAAGTCACAGAACCGTAGAACCGTAGAACCGGCGCGGCCGCTCGCACGCGAAGACTACATCCGCCCAATCTCGCATACAGGCGAGGATTAGAGAGTTCTACGGTTCTATGGTTCTGCCCTTGCGAAAGGCGCTGAAATCACTCGAATATCTATAGAACCCGCCCAAGAACCCGCCAGAACCCAATAAAAAAGGCCCTTAATATGAATATGCCGACGCTACCGGGCGTCGCACCGGCTCCGAAGCGGGGGCCAGGGCGGCCCAAAGGATCTGGGAACAAGCGATCGGGCGACCTTCAGCGGTATGTCGAGGCCCAGTTCGCGGGGATGACACCTGGTCAGCAGTCGGCGCAGATCGGCCTGGTGACGGCGAAGGAGCTGCGCGACGCGAAGGGCGACCTGTTGCTGGCCATGGCGGCGAAGGCGCGGGCACTGGCGGGGCTGCTGGGCTGCGAGGCCAAGGAGGCCTGGCTGTTGATGCAGCGCGAGCGCGCGGACCTGCTGCCGTATGTGCACCAGAAGCGCGCGACGAAGGAGGAGCCGACCGGCAAGGACCAGGCCACGCACACCTTCATCGCCATCCCGATGGACCAGCAGACGGCGGCCGGCGACGGCGCGTCAGCTGGCGAGTGGGACACGCCGCCTGATCTGCTGACAAATCAATCGGTTAGCGTGATCGATGGCGAACAGGTCACACAACCAAAGTCACACGACGACGCCTAAGCCATTGATCGTGCTGGGCTAGAAGGCGCTGGCGCTTCTGATGTGAAATCAGCGGGCCATCCCCTCCCCCTGCCTTCCCCCGCCCCCCTTCCGACCCCCGGCCCCCAAAATCGGCCGCCGCCGATTTCCCCAGGGGGTAGCTTTCCGGCAGGTCTTCGCCCTGCGGTTTGTCCGCCCCCCCATTTGGCGGCCCGAAAATGAACCCATCGCACAGGGTCAGGGTTGGGGAACGGCTTGTCCGCCACGGAACAGAGGATCGAGCAGCGGACGTGGGGCTTCGCCGGACCGAAGGCGCGGGCGCACGAGTTCGATCAGGGGCCGGTGTCTATCATTGTCGGGCCGACGGCCGGGGGGAAGACGATTGCGTCGGCCCGGCGGTGTCTGCGCGCTGCTCTCTGGCAACACGCTAGTCCGAGAGACGGTTGGCGTCGAGCCAGAATATTCGTGGTTTGCCCGACCTACCGGATCGCCTGGGACAGCGTGATCCCGTCCTATCTGAAGGTGATGGACCGGCCCTGGGGGAAGTGGAACGGGGCCAAGGGCGACCCGGCCGACCACCTGATCCAGATCCCTGGCGCCGGGCCGGATGGTCGGGGTCCGGTCGAAGTCGACGTGCGCTTTCGCGCCGTGCAGGACATGGACCTGGACGAGTTCTTCCGGGGCAAGGAGTGCACGGCCTTCTGGTTGCCAGAGTTCGACACCCACGCATCAAGCGCCATCCTGTCCTACTGCACCAACCGGGTCGGGCGCTTCCCCGAGCCCGAGGACCGGCCCGAGAGCGCGCCGACCATCGCCTACGCCGGCGTCTGGGGCGACGCGAACACGCCGACCATCGGCAGCTGGTTCGAGAAGGAGTTCTACGGCCAGGCGCGGCCGGGCATCACGGTGCACAAACAGCCGCCGGGCTTCGACCCGGACGAGCCGGACGGCTTCCATGTGCTGGCCGAGAACAAGGCCAATCTGAAGAAGATCCGGCCCGACTACTACCGCAACATGGCTTCGACGATGGAAGAGGCCGATGTGCGGCGCCTGCTGCAATGCAAGCTGACCTATGGGCGGCTGGGCGTGCCGGTGCACCCGGCCTTCGACGAGACCAAGCACGTCGGCCCGGCCGACATGGAGCCGGATCCCGAGTTGCCCGTGCTGATCGGGGTGGACGTGGACTTCAAGGGCGCGGCGACCTTCGGCCAGCGCAGCCTGTTCGGCCAGTGGAACGTCTATGCCGAGGTCGTGGCCGAGGACGCGCCCGACGGCGAAATGGACGTGATCGAGTTCGCCGACGCCATCGTCAACACGATGAAGACGGTGTTTCCGCGCTGCAAGAAGGCCCTGCTGATCGTCGATCCGGCCGCGAAGGCGCGCTCGACCCTGAACCGTCAGCTGAGCTGGGCCCAGGAGCTATCGGTGCGAACCAAGATCGCCGTTGTCCCGGCGCCGACGAACGATCCGCTGATCCGACGCACGGCTTTGGCACGCCCGCTGAAGCGCCACGGCGGATGGAAGGCGCACCCGCGCTGCACATGGCTGATCAACGCCCTGAACGGCGGCTTCCACTACCCCAAGAAGGGCAACGGCTCGTCGCAGTCGGCCAAGAAGAACGAGTTCAGCTCTGTCGGCGAGAGCGCCGAATACATGGCCATGGGCGGCGAAGGCCTGGAAGACCGCGCAGGCCTGCTGCCGACGATGGGATTGCACGGAGCAAGCGCGTCGAACGTCGTGGAGGTCGTCTTTGACTGACACCTTCCGACGTTTCCTGCCCTGGCGGCGGTCGTCCGCCCCCGCGTCTGGCGGGCGCAGGTTGGGAGCATGAGCTTCTTGCGCCGTCAGAAAGTCCGTGAAGCGCCTCGTCCGGTCGATCCGGCCGATGTGCAGAACCGCATCGACCAGCAGCGCCAGAAGCGGCTGCGCGGCGGCGGCCGGGCCTCGACCTTCCTGAGCGACGCGGTCGCCGAGGCCGCAACGGCCGGTCCGGCGCCATCGCTGACGGGGATTGGCTGACATGGTCCCCGCCGCACCACAGGTCGCCGCCCCCGCCGTGGTCCGCATGCCGTCGATGACGGACCGGGGCCGGCGCATCCGCAACAGCTGGGAAGAGAACCAGGCGCAGCGCCGGGTCTTCGAACCCGGCTGGCAGGCGGTCAGCGACTATTTCTATCCGTCCACTGACTTCGCCGTCTCGCATCTGACGCCGGTGATCCGGCGCAATCGGCGCGTCGTGACCAATGTGCCGCGCCAGAACCTGAAACAGGCGGCGGCGCTGTTCATCGCCTACGCCATCGACACGACGCAGCCGTTCCTGGCGCCCAATGTCAATCGCGGCATGGCCCAGAGCGGACGGGCGATCTACAAGCGCGACACCGAAGGCCGCAAGCTGGACCTGTCGGCCGAGGCCCGCGACTATCTGGACGATCTGCGCTGGCAGCTGTTCGACGCGCAGATGCTGCCCCAGTCCGGCATGGTGACGGCGGTGGCCCGGTGCGGCCTGGAGTTCCTGGCCTTCGGCAACTGCGTGCGCTGGATCGGCCGCAAGCGCGGTTTCGGCCCGCGTCACCAGCACATGCCGCTGAAAAGCTGCTGGTGGAGCCAGAACGAAGAGGGTGAGACGGACACGATGTTCCGTCGCTTCACCATGTCGCTGTGGCGGCTGGTGCTGAAGTATCCGAACGCCCTAGACCATCCCAAGATCGCGGAAATGCACCGCGACGAGAAGAAGCACGGGGCGTCGATCACCCTGCTGCACCTCGTCGATCCTCGCCAGGGCGGGGTGTCCGGCGCGGTCAACACCAACAAGCCGTTCAGCGACCTGACGCTGCTGCCCGACTACGACATGTTCGAGGTCAAGGAGAGCGGTTACGACAGCTTCCCCTATCAGGTGGCGGGGATGGATGCGCGCGAGGGCACACCCTACTGCACCGGCCTGGGTTACGACGCCCTGCCCGACGCCATGGCCCTGAACCACTTCTCGGGCGGGATGGAACGGGCCATCGACCTGATCAACGACCCGGTCTTGTTCGCGCCCACGCGCCTGTTCGGCAATCGGCTGGACCGCCGTCCCGGCCAGGTGAACGTCTATGACCCGGTCAACCTGGGCTTCCAGTCGCTGAAAGACGCGATCCAGAAGGCGGACATCGCTGGCGACCCCAGCTGGGCCGAGCGCCGGTGTGAAAAACTGACGGACAATATCGAACGGGTCTTCTTCGGCCAGTTCACCAATCTGCGCGACGCGGCCAACGTCACGGCCGAGGAGATCCGCGAACGCCGCGACCTGCGTCAGCGGGCGATCAGCTATCTGGTCCCGACCTTCGACCGCGACCTGTTCGGCAAGGGCGCCGACCGCGAGCTGGACGCCCTGCTGGAAGAGGACCTGGTCGCGCCGCCGCCCGGCGAGCTGTCGGGCGTGGACGTGGACTGGGACTATGCCGGTCCGCTGGCCAAGGCGCAGATGCGGACCCAGGTGGACGGCGCCCTGATGCTGTTCAACGCGGCCGCCGCCGCCAAACAGTTCGACGAGAGCGCCGGCGACGTGGTTGCCGTGCACGAGGCCCTGCGCACCATCAACGACAGCCTGGGCAACGCCCCGGCCATGGTGAAGTCGCGCGCCGCCGTCGAAGCCATCCAGCAGCAGCGGGCCGAGGACAAGGCCCAACAGCAGCAGAACGAGGCCATGACCGCCGAGGCGACCGCGCTGCGCGACGCCGGCCAGGGCCTCGCCTCGATCGAGAACGCCGGCCAGCAACCCCGTATGGCCGCATAGCGCCGAACCTTAGGAGAGACGGCCTTGAGCAAGCCAGAGACGATTTCCATCCAGCCAAAGGCTGACCCGACGCTTGAGGAGCAATTAGCAGCCTTCGACTGGGTCGCCGGGCTGTACGAAGGCGAACAGCTCACGCGCGAGCAGATCGGCAAAGAACTTGCCGACTTCCGCTTCATCATCGACCAGGTGCCTCGCGTCTATATGCACATCACCGGACAGCGGATGTCCAAGGCGACCTACTACGCCGACAGCGTGATTGCAGAGCATGATAGCCACGTGGACGACATTGTGGCTGACGAAACGCGACGCCTCGGCTGGTTGCCCATAGCGGAGCATGACGGGTCATCCGACCCGGTCGATGTATGGCGCGATGGAGAGCGTTTCACCGACTTCTCCCTTGTTAACGGCCGATGGCAGCGTAAGGTCGGTTACCCCACTGTCACCCAGGTCCTGACCACGCCGCCGACGCATTTTCTGTGTGTCCCTGAAGGGCCAGCGGCATGACCGGCCCCCTCGTCAAATCCCTGCTCAAGCCTGAACCGTCCACGATCCGGCGCCGGGCGATGGCCAGCACCATGATGCAGCCACTTGCCAAGGGTGCGCTCGCGGAATGGCTATGGTTCGCCCAGCAAGGCATCGCCTTTCGGGCTGTGGCCGAGCCGATCCGTAGCGCGATGCGATGACCGACGCCCTGCCCGAAGATGCGCCGGAGCTGGAGCCGGCGGTTACGTTCGACAGCCGCCGTCTGATCGCTCTGGTGCGCCGGGGCGACGAGGCGGCTATCGGCGAGGCCTATCGGCTGACCTTCGCCAGCGACCTCGGCCGGACCGTGCTGCTGCACATGCTGGCCACCATCGGCGAGATCGGCGCGCCCCGTGCGGCCGAGACGCCCGAGCAATCCAACCACCTCAACGGACGCGGTTTCGCCGTCCTGAAAATCGCCGGCCTGGCCGGCTTCGACCCTGTGGCGGTTTCCGCCGCGGGCATGACCCAGGCGCTTGAAGGAGCGAGACATGAACACGGCTACGGACACGACAACGGCGGCAACCCAGGCGTCATCTTCGGCGACGGACCAGACGGGGGCGGCTTCGACGGCGGCGCAGACGACGGATCAGACCGCCTCGAAACAGACAGCCGCGACTTCCGCGACTGACACCGGCGGAGCAGCGGCGTCCGATGCGCCATGGCAGGACAGCCTGGAAGGCGATCTGGCGACCAATCCGCTGTTCCGCACCTACAAGACGCCCAGCGAGCTGGCGAAGGCCCACGCGCACCTGACGGCGCTGAAGGGCGCGACGGCGGCCGAGCTGCTGAAGATCCCGGCCAAGCCGCAGGACCAGGCGCCCGAAGACTGGGCGCCCATCCACAAGGCGCTGGGCGTGCCGGACGATCCCAAGGACTACAAGATCGAGCTGGCGCCCGAGGCGGCGGCGGACGCGCCGGCTCTTGTCGAGACGCTGCGTGGCCTGGGCGCCAAGGCGAAGTTCCAGCCGTCGCAGATGGCGGCGGTGATCGAAACGCTAAACGAACTGGGCCAGGCGTCCGCCAAAGCCGAGGCGGACCAGCTGGCGGCCGACACCAAGACAACGGCCGAGACGCTGGCGCGCGAGCAGGGCGCCGCGTTCGAAGGCAACAAGCGCGCTATCGGCAAGCTGATGCGTGACGCCATCGACGCCAGCTTGGGCGACATCAAGGATCCGGCCGCCAAGACGGCGGCGCGCGAGGCGGCGGCGGCCGATCTGGAAACCGCTCTGGGTTCGAACCTGACCCTGTCCCGCATCCTCGCCTACGCTGTCGGCAAGATGGCCGAGCCGGAAGCACCCGAGGGTGGCGGGCACGAGACAGGCGCGCCCAAGGCCATGACGCCGGCCGCCGCGACGGCGGCGATCAGCACGCTCTATGCCGACAAGGAGAAGATGGCCGCGTTGAACGACAAGAACCACCCGCAACACGGTGCGGTGCTGAAGGAGCGGCAGCAGTTGCTGGCCTGGCAAAACGGCAGCGGCCGGAGGCCCGACAAGACCGCTTGACGGGTTGCGCAAATCACGACAGTCAGTAGCGTAACGGCTCTGGTAGCACCGAAGTTAAAACCCTTTCGGGGGTCTTAGACGCTCCACCTTCTCTCCCCGGAGACCGCGAAAGCGCCGGACCCGAGAGAAGCGACCCAGGCGAGCGTCATCGCCAGGCACGCGCGGGCCATGCCCGAGACCGCAGCCGATCAAACCCAACACTTGATCGAATGCAGGAGGGCGTGCGCCCATGGACTATTCTCAAATCACCCAGGCCGACGTTGACGGGTTCCGCGCGAACCTCAACATGGTCGCGCAGCAGACCGAAAGCGTCTATCTGCCCCACATCGACGCCGACCTTGGCTATTCCGAGCAAGGCAAGATGTTCAACGTCGACAGCATCGGCCAGTCCGATCCCAAGGATGTGGACACCGTCGTTCCCGACAGCCCCGAGGGCCTGCTGGAAATGACGCGCCGCGTCGGCTTCCTGAAGGGCTTCCACGACGGCAAGTTCATCGAAAGCATCCAGAAGGTTCACCAGCTCCAGGACCCGACCGACAAGGTCATGGCGTCCATGCGCGCCGGCAAGATGCGCAAGCTGGACGGCCGCGTGCGCGACGCCTTCTTTGCGCCCGCGCGCATCGGCGAGAACGGCGAGAACGTCCTGCCCTTCCCGACCGGGAAGATCGTTGGCGTCGCCAGCCGTCGGTTCCTGCACACGCTGGAAAAGGACGCCGTTCCGGCGTCGGGCGCCCTGCCGCTGACGCTGGGCAAGATCCTGGCTGGGCGGGCGATCATCCGCAAGACCAAAATCCTGCAACTCCACACCGGCGGCCGGATCAAGCTGGCGCTGCGCGAGGATGACCTGGCGCAACTGTTGACCACCATCCCGGCGACCAGCAGCGACTACTCGCTAGCGACCAAGCTGCAGAACGGCGACATCACCCACGCCTGGGGCATCGACTTCGTCATGGACGAGGATGTGCCGTTCACGGCCGGCTCGACCGACACCTATCTGCTTCCGATGTGGGTGGACAAGGTAATGCAGCTGAAGGCGCGCGAGATCCACACCGCGACCATCACGCCGCGCGGCGACAAGTCGATGCGTCCCTACGCCTATTACGAGACCGAAGCGGGCGCCGCCCGTGGCTGGGACGAGGGCGTGGCGGGCATCGAAGTCAAGGACGTCGCCTAAGCCAACCGGGCCGGTCCTGGCGGATCGGCCCCTTCCCTCTTTTTCTCGCCCTCGGGCGATGCGGACCCCGGAAGGGCCGTATGATGACAAGGAACGACACCCATGGCCCGTTTCATCGGCGCTATCCTCGGAGCCGCCCACGCCGCCGCCAGCGGCGCGGTCGGCAGCCTGACCGACCCGTTTTTCTGCAACGGCCGCGTCGCCCGCATGCTGCGCGACTATTTCACCGGCGACGTGGCCCAGAACGACATCCTGTCGCTGGGCTATGTGGACTGGACCACGCGCTTCGACCCGACCCTGTCGGTGATCGAGTTCACCGACTTCGGCACCGCGATCACCCTGGACATCGGCGTCGCCCTGGACCCGGACTGCCTGTTGGCGGCCCAGGACATCGCGACCGCCGCCGGTTCTGCCAGCCCCCTGAAGTCGGTCGCCATCGCCGACCGCCACAAGCCGCTGTGGCAACTGGCCGGTTACGCCAGCGCCCAGGCCGCCCGCGCGGCGACCGTCAAGGACGGCGGTCGCGCCGAGATCATCGCCACCTTCAAGGGCGGCAATCCCGACGCGGGCACGGTGTCGTGGTCGTTCTACGGATCGCCGCAGTAAGCGGCATCCATCAGGGCGCTAACGCGATCGCTGCTTGAGCGCCCTTCGTGAATAGCCGCCCGCCCGCGCTGCTCAACAACGGCGGGCCGGCTTTGCCGGGGCGGGAGGGGAAACCCTTCCGCCCTGTTGCTTTTTGGGGTGAGAGACCATGACCGAAGCCGCCACCGCCGTCGTCAACGCCGCCCTCGTGCAGTTGGGCGAGGATACGGTGTCGTCGATCGAGGACGATCCGGCGCCGTCGCGGATCGTCAAGATCCTGCCGCACCTGCAACCGGCCATCCGTGCGGTTCTGAAACGCTATGGCTTCCTGTGCGCCCTGGAATACGCGACCCTGACGCCCAGCGACGACGTGCTGGGCAACTGGCGGTTTCCCGTCCACTATGTGATGCCGGAGGGGGGCTTGCGTCTCTGGACTGTCGAACGCCAGACGGGGTGGGAGCGCGGCGTCTGGGTTCGCCCCAGCGATCAGGCCGGCCTGACGGTGATCCGGGCGAAACAGGGCGGCCCCCTAGACGTCGCCTATGTGACCGAGCGGCCGGCGGACTTCCTGGACGCCAATGTCGCGGACGCCGTGGCGTTCGAGCTGGCGGCGCGGGCTTGTCGTCCGATGAACGGCAGCGTCGAACGGGCGCTGGAACTTCGCAAGATCGCCGACGCCGCGATCCTGACGGCCATCGCCGCCGATGGACAGGACGCCAAGGCCGACGACGAAATGATCACCGACCGGGTCGCCGCGCTGAGAGCCTCGGCGGGCTGAACCCAGCCGGTCGTCCGCCCCTGCGTCTGGCGGGGGCATTGTGGCGGCATGAGACAGACCGGCTTTCAACAGGCGTTCAATGTCGGCGAACTGGGGCCGGACGCCTGGTCGCGCAGCGATCTGGCGCAGGCGTCCAAGGGGTGCGTGCTGGGCTTCAACATGATCGGCCGCGTCGTCGGGCCGACCGGCCGCCGACCGGGCACCTGGTATTGCGGGGCGCCCAAGCTGGCGGACCAGAAGTGTCGGCTGGTCCCGTTCCGCCGCAGCGCGGGCGACGCCCTAGTCCTGGAGATCGGCCATCTCTACGCCCGCGTCTGGACCGTGAACGGCGCGCCGGTGACGAACGGCGGCGGACCGATCGAGTTCGCCACGCCCTGGACCGGGGATCAGACCGAAGGCCTGCGCTGGATCCAGATCGGCGACACGATGATCTTCACCCATCGTGACGGCATTCGCCCCTTCACCCTGATCCGGCAAAGCAACGTCAGCTGGTCCATCGCCGCGACCGTGTTCACCGATGGCCCGTGGCGCGGCGAGAACGGCGACGAAGGCCGGTTGATGTCGTTGAACGGTACGGCCCTGACGACCAACTTCGACTTTTTCAATCCAAACCACGTCGGCGCCCTGTTCCGCCTTCGTCCCAATGACGGCAACCCCGGCCTGCTGTCGTGGGAGCCGGGCGAAGAGAATATCCCCGGCGGGGCGCAGCGGCTGTCGAACGGCCGCATCTATGCCCGCGTCGGATCGGCGGACGACGCCGGAAACACGCCGCCGCTGCACGACAGCGGAACGGTGTCGGACGGCAAGGTCGATTGGGCGCATGTGTCGGATGGCGCGACGGTCCTGATCGTGACGGCCGTTCACACCAACCGATCCGCAACAGTGATCGCCACGACCGGGGTTCCCGACGGTCTGACCGGCGGCACCTTCTGCTGGGCGGAGAGCGCCTATTCCGACGTGCGGGGATGGCCCACGGCCCCGCCGGCGACGCGGGAGGAGCGTCTGGCGCTGGCGGCGTCGCTGTCGGAGCCGGACGTGATCGACTTCACCCGCACGGCCGGGTTCCGTCCCAGCGGCCTGGACTTCAAGCCCGGCCTGGGCACCGGCCGGGTGGTCGATGACGACGCCGTGCGGCGCTATGTCGGAGACGAACGCAACCGCATCGTCTGGTTGGCGGGTTCGACCTTCCTGCTGGCGGGGACCACGGACGGCGAATTCCTGATTTCCGGCGCCACGGTGGACGACCCGATCAGTCCGTCGGGATGCGTCGCTCGCCCGGTGGGTGAGTTCGGATCTGCCGACGTGATGCCCGCCCTGGCGCATGGGGGCGTCCTGTTCGTCGCGGCCGGCGGCGAAACCCTGCGTCACGTCGGGGTCGCGCCGGACCAGACGCTGAGCCAGAGCGACAAGACGGTGACGGCCGGTCACATCGCGGCGCGCGGCCTGGCGGAGCTGACGTGGATGCGGCAGCCGTGGAACCTGGCCTGGGTGCGGCTGAGCGACGGCGGCCAGGCCAGCTTCACCTTCCACGCCGAACAGAACGTCGAGGGCTGGAACCGACATGGGATCGCGGCGCGCAGCCTGCCGACGGCGGACGAGCCGCTGGCGGGCGGCATGACGCTGGAAAGCAGCTGCGTCGTGCCGGGCGTCAACGGGCGCCCGCGCCTGTTCATGGTGGTGCGTCGCCAGAAGGCGGGCGTGACCCAGCGGCTGATCCTGCGGATAGCGGACCCGGAGGACAGGTTGTTCCTGGATGCAGCCGAAGCCTACGTCGGCGGCCCGGTGAACGGCGTCGGCGGGCTGGATCACCTGGCCGGCGAGGCGGTCACGATGATGGCGGCGACCGAGGCTGGGGCGAGCGTCGCGCCGGGACGCGGCTGGGGCGAATATCGCGACCGCGCGGTGACCGACGGCGGATCGGCGTCCCTGCCGGAGGAAACGAGCGCGACGCGCCTCTATGCGGGCCTGCCGTTTCGCAGCCGTTGGGAGGGCCTGCCGCCCGAGCTGGCCGGACCGGGATCCGGCGCGGGGCGCAAGGTGCGCTACACCCATGCCGCCATCGTGCTGGACGCGGCTGTCGCCTATGCCGGGACAACGGGCGACGAAGGCGACGCCGGCGTGGACCGCCTGTTGAGCCGCCGGCCGGGGGATGTGGCGGGGCCGGTTCAGCGCCGCCAGACGTGGCGACCGGCGCTGCTGGGCGGCGCTGGATACGAGCGGCGGTTCTTCCTGGAGACGGACCACGGCTGGGACATGGTCATCCACTCCATCCGGGCGGTCGGCGATGTCGACTAACGGCGACGACGCCTGCGGCTACCGGCCTCCGGCCTCCTTGAGCCGCGATGTGTCCACCCGATGCGGGTTGACCCTTGCGCCCTTCTCGCCCTCGGACCCTCCGCGCATCGCGGCGCGGGCCGATTTCGCGGCCGAGCAGAAGGCGGCGGGCGATCCGTTGATGGGGCCGGAGCGGCCCTCGGGCCTGTGCTGGACGCTGAAGGCCGGACCGCGCCGCTGGGACCGGCCGATCGCGTGCGGCGGCATCGAACCGCTTGGACATGGGCGGTGGAGCGGCTGGCTCTATGCCAGCGACCTGAGCCCGCGCGGCTGGGCGCTGGTGGCGCGGGCGTTTCGCATGATGCGGATCGAGGTCGGCGCCCGTCGGGTCGAACTGGCGGTGCGCGCGCCCGCCGTCGCCGGGGATTGGGCGTTGTCGCTGAAGGCGTGCGGCTTCGCCGAGGCGCTGGGCCTGAAGCGCGAGGGCGTCATGCGGTCCTGGGGGCCGGATGGCGCGGACTATTATCTGTTTGCGGGGGTTTTCTGATGGTCGCACCTGTTCTGCTCGCCGCCGGCGTCAGCAGCATCGGCAAGTTGTTCAGCGGGTTCGGCGCCAGCCGCGCCGGCAAGGCCAAGGCGCGAATGCTCGCCGCCCAGGCCCGCAACACCCGTCAGGAAGCCGGGATCAAGGCGTCGCTGGCGCTGGAAGACAGCGACCGGACCGGCGCGCGCGCCGCGACCCTGGCGGCGGCGTCGGGCGGCGGCGGCCTGCAAGGGTCGGCGCTGGCGGTGATCGACGATCTGGCGCGGCAAGGCGTCTATCGCGCGCGGCAAACGGTGCGTGACGGCCTGGCGGAAAGCACGGCCCTGCTCAACGACGCCACCACGGCCAAGCGGCAGGGCAGTCTGGAGCTGTTCAGCAGCGTGATCGACGCCACGTCCACCTTCCTGGGCGGCGTCGGGCAGGAGGCGAACGCGCGACGCGGCGCGGGCCAGGCCGTGCCGAGCTGGATGAGCAGGATCGGGTTCTAAGATGGCGAAACTTCCCCAGGCCCTGGAAATGGCCGCCCCGAACGCTCGCGTCGGCGGCGGCGCCGCGTTGGACTTCAGCAGTCTGGACAATGCGCTTCAGGGCGCCGCGCGCCAGATCGAGCGGGTGGACGAAAGCCGCCGCAAGGCGGACGAAGAGATCGCAGGCCGGGTGATCGAGGAAGCGCGACAATCCTATGTGCCTGCCGCGACAGAGCGCGCCTATGGTTATGACGGCCGCGCGCCGGGGTTCGCGGAAGCTGAGATCAAGGCGTTCGACGATCACTTCACCGTTCTGGACAAGGCGGCCATTCCCGACGGCGTGCGCCTGGCGGTTGGGCGCCAGCTGCGCGACCTACGGACGCGGACTGCGGCCCAGGCGATCGTCAACGAGGCGGAGACGCGGGGCCGTCGTTCGGCGGCGGATCGCGACGCTTCGGAACAGGCGGATGCGGTTCGGGCGCTGATGGGCGTTCAGGCGGCGTTCGACGCGGCCGACGACGAGCGCCGGCAGAACTGGGATGGGCTGACGCCCATCGCCGATGCGACCCGCACGTCCTGGCGCGAGCTGGGCGAAAAGGCGTTGGCGGACCTGCCGGAGCCCATCGCCGCCCGTCTTCGCCCCATGCTGCTGTCGCAGGAAGCCAGCCTGTTCGCGCGATCAATGGCGGCGGAGGATGAAAGCCGTGATGCGCGCACGTTGACGACGGTAGGCGAGGGTCTGAACGGCTTCGTCAACCGCGCCGCCCGCGACCCGTCGCTGATGAGCCGGTTCGACGCCGAGATCCAGCCGATCCTGGACGCGGCGCCGGCGGCGTTGCGCAGCAAGCTGAAGGACGAGACCTGGCAGGCGGCTCAGTCGTCGGCGCTGGAAGCGCGCATCCAGCGTGGAGAGTTCGACGCCGTGGACGCCGAGTTGAAGGCGGGCCGATATGACCGTCTGGACGCCCGTTCCGTCGAGCGGCTGCGCTCCGGGGTCGAGAGCGCCAAGGCTAGCGGCGTTGTGCAGGACGCACAGCGCAGCGCCGATCTGGAAGCGGGCATCGCGGCCGATTTGCGGAACATTCTGTCCGGCAAGCCGGCGAACGCCGCCCTGGTCAATGAAGCGCGGCTGATCGGCGGCGAGCCGCTGGCGACGAAGGTCCGGCTGGACCAGGCGGCGGCGCTGAACGTCCGGCCGCTGATCACGCGCCTGCGCACCATGACGCCCCAGCAGGCGGATGCGGAGCTTGAACGGCTGACGGCGGCGGCGGGCAATGCGGAGGGCGCGCGGACGCTGGAGCTGGCGCGCGAAATGATCCAGCAGGACCGGGCCGCCCGCGCCGATCCGGCCGCCTGGTCGGCGACGTCGTTCGGACCGGGCGACAACATCGCCGCCGAAGTGCAGCGCCGGATGCGCGCCTATGGCGATGCACCCACGCCAGAAACGGCGCGCGCCTATGCGCGGGCGCAGCTGGTGGCGCAGGAGTTCGGCGGCGTGCCGGAGGCCGGGCGACGCATCCTGAGCCGGGGCCAGGCCGAGGCGTGGATTTCTTCGGTCGATGCGGACGGTCAACCGCAGGCGGGCCTGTCGTCGCTGGCGGCGCGGGTGCAGATGTTCGGACCGGAGCATCGGCCGCGTCTGATGCGCGAGCTGACGCTGGCGGGACTTAAGCCCGCCGATCTGGGCGCCCTCAGCTTCTATGCATCGTCCCCCGCCCGGATGCAGGCCTATGCCGCCGCGCGCGGGCAGAAGCTGACCGACCTCGTGCCGGAAAAGACGGACCGCGAACGGCTGGACGCCGAGCTGAGCCGCGCGTTGCAGCCGTTCGTTCAGGCCCTGACGACGCCCGAGGGTGCGGCGGCGGCGCTGGAGGCGGCGAAGATCAGCGCTTATGGGGCGGTGAAGGGCGGCGCCAGCGTGCGCGACGCCGTGCGCTCGGCGACCGGACCGATGACGGACGGCTGGACCTTCTATGGCACCTGGGGCGTGCCGTCGTCGGCGGGCGACGATCCTCGCCGGTTCCGAGGCAACGCCGGGCTGCTGGTCGCCAATCTGATCCGCAACGATGGGGCGGGCCTGTATGCCCCGCCCTCGACCCGATACACGCCCGAACAGGCGCGTCGGAACTATGCGGACATCGTGCGCAGCGCGGGCCAGTGGCGCAATCTGCCGGACAACAGCGGAATCCAGCTGGTGACGCCAGGGGCGGACGGCGCCAGCTGGGTTCCAGTGCGCGACGCGGCGGGCCGAAACGTACAGCGGACTTGGTCGCAACTGGAACAGGTCGAGCGCCAACGCTGATCGCATCGGCGTCCGCGTCGCCTGGCTGAACCCGGTCGGTTCGTCCGCCCCCCCATTTGGCGGGCGCATCGTGGCGTCATGAGCGATCCCTACAGGCAGGCCGTCCAACCCGCGTCCGATGACGCCCTGACCGCTCTTGTCGAGACCGGGCCGGTGTCGCGAAACGCGGGGATGCGCGCCCTGTTTGAGGAGAGCCAGGTCACGGACCGGGTGCTGGGCTTCATCGCCAGCGACAACCGACGCGCTTTCGATGCACAGCGCGGCCGGATGTTCGGCGACGACTACCGCAATGAGCTGGCGCCCGAGGCGGCGAATGAAACCTATGGCGTGGACGGCTATCTGAAGTTTGACAAGCCAGTGAATGCGGCGCGCGCGGCGGAAATGCACCGTCAGGCGCAGCTGCGGCGATACCGCGAAGAGACGGCTTCGCGCGCGGATTTGAGCCCTGCCGAGGCGATCGGGGCCAGCATCGCCGGCGCGGCGACTGATCCCGTGATGTTGCCGACCTGGTTCATCGGCGGCGGAGCATCCGCCCTTCGCGCGATGCGGGTTGCGCCGGCGGCGACGCGGCTGGGCAATGTGGGGCGCAGCGCCCTGGTCGGCACAATCGACGGTATCACGGGCGGCGTCGCGGCCGAGGCGATCAATGCGTCGGCGCGGCTTGGCACCGGCGAGGACTACAACTTTGCCAACGACGGCATCCGTAATGTGCTGTTCGGCGCAGCCTTCGGGGGCGGGATCGGAGCTGCGGTCGGCGGCTTCGCCCCCACCGCCCGTCCTCGCCCACGCGGCGCGATCCCCGACATGATCGCGAGCCGCGCCCAAGCGGCCGGTTTGAACCCTTCCGACATCATCCGCATCGCCGAATTGGAAAGCGGGCTGAACCCCAACGCGAAGAACCCGCGCAGCAGCGCCGGGGGCCTGTTTCAGTTCATCGACGACACGGCGCGCGGCATGGGGCTGCGCAACCGCATGGACCCCGCCCAGGCGACGGACGCGGCCGTGCGTCTGGCGCAGCAGAACACCAGCGCCCTGCGCCGGGTCTTGGGTCGCGACCCGGACGGCGCGGAGCTGTATCTGGCGCATCAGCAGGGCGCCGGCGGCGCAACCGAGATCCTGCGCGACCCGAACCGCTCAGCCGTGGACGCCCTGCGCGCGGCCGGGGTCCGCGATCCGGTCCGCTCGATCACCCTGAACGGCGGACGGGCGGACATGACGGCGGGCGAGTTCGCTGGCATCTGGCGGCGCAAGTTCGGCGGCGGGCCGTCGCTGGACGCCCTGACGCCTGCCCGGCCGCCGCGCGCCCTGGCGGGCCTGACGGAAAACGAGCGGGTGGGCGCCTTCGCCGAGGCGATCGAGGCGATGGCGGACGATGCCCCGGTGTCGCTGGGGGCGCTGGTGGCGCGGGACGGCTTGAGCCTGCTGGACGAAGCGTCCGCCGTGCCGTCGATCAACGGGCGCTGGCTGGAAGCCGACACCGCCGTGACGCGGCGCGGGGCCGAGGTGCCGGTGCGGTTCGCCGTGGTCGAGCTGCGTGATCTGAAGACCAGCCACGACGACGATCTGTTCCCCGTCGCCGACTATCCCGGCCAGCTGCAGCCGCGCGACCGGACGCGGGCGGGCTCGCAGGCGGCGAACTTCGAACTGGAACGCGACCTGAACCCGTCCCTGCTGATGCGGGACAAGGCGGCGTCGGGCGGCGCGCCCATCGTCAGCCCGGACGGGGTGGTCGAGAGCGGCAACGGCCGGACCATCGCCCTGAGACGCAGCGCCCATACCGGGACCGAGGCCTGGGGGCGCTATACCGCCGAGCTGGAACGCCAGGGCATCGACGTGTCGGGGTTCGATCGGCCGGTTCTGGTGCGGATGCGGTCGGAGCCGATGACGGGCGCGGATCGGGCGGAGCTGGCGCGGTCGCTGAACGAGGCTCCGACCGAGGCCTATTCGCCCGCCGAACAGGCGCGCGGCGACGCGCGGCGGGTGGATGCCGACCTGATCGGCCTGATCGAGGGAGACGACGTGTTCGCCGCCGCCAACCGGCCGTTCCTGCGCGGGTTCGTGCAGCGGGTCGCGCCGGGCGACGCCAACGCCCTGACGGATGCGCGGGGCGCGATCAGCTCGGCGGGGCGTTCGCGGGTGCAGGCGGCCCTGGTGCAGGCGGCCTATAGCGACGACGCCCTGACGGCCGCCCTGTTCGAGACGACGGACGCCGGGATACGCGGCGTGGGCCAGGCGCTGGCGGACGCCGCCCCGGCCTGGGCGAAGATGCGGGCCGAGGCCCCGGCGGAAATGGACCTGACGCCCGCCCTGACCAGCGCGGTGGCCCTGATGCGGGAAGCGCGGGCCGGGCGAATAAGCATGGGCGAGCTGCTGGAAACCCGGCTGGGTCAGATGGGCCTGTTCGGCGGCGAGGCGATCACGCCCGAGACCGAAGCCCTGATCCGGCTGATGTATCGGGACGAGGGCCTGACCAAACCGCGCGGGAGCGAACGGATCGCCGATGCGCTGAGAACCTATGCGCGCGGCGTGGCCGAGACGCCGGCCGGACCCGATCTGTTTGGAGCGACCCCCGATGGCAAGGCCTTCCTCGACACCCTCATCCAGAAATACGCCGGGGCCGAAGGCGAAGGCCGAAACGGCCTCGCCTACGCCGGGGGCGACGAACCCCTCTGGTCCACAAGAGAGCTATCGGGGGCGGCGGCTGACCCTGCTGGCCTCGACCTTCGACCTACTGAGCCTGACGGCCAAGGACCGGGAGGAACACGACAGCAGCCAGAGGGCGAGCGAGGCGCTGGCGTCACTGGCCGACAAAATGAAGGCCAGTCTGCGCGGCTGACACCGGCGGGCCGTCTGGCGGCGTTGATCGACGCGGACCCCGAGCTGAAGGCGCTGATAGCGGACACCGAAGCCCTGGCGGCCGAGGCCGGCGTGAGCGTCGAACCGTTCACAGGGGCCGCCGATCCATCCACCGTCGCGGAGGCCATACGCGCGGCGGCCGTGTGTCTTGCGTCCGAATTTGTCGCATGACCGTTGATTCGTTAACGGATGAAAATCGCCCCGAAAAGCGGCCCCCAGCTGGGCCAGTCCCGCCCTGTCCTCGCCTGCGTCATGGTCATGCCGGACCAGGTACAGTTCGATTGTCCGGCCTGCGACGTGACACACATGCTGACGCGTGACCTGGACTTCCGCGAAGACCCGGCCGGTGTCTGGCGCCTGGGTGAGCAGCCCGGGTTCGAATGCGACTGCGGCGCCCTGATCGCCGCCGATTTCAGACTGACCGTTGAGAGGACGCCATGAAGCGCGACCGCCTGAAGATCATCTTCCTGCCCGATTCGGCATCTGGACTGCGACGGCTGGGCTTGCCCGCGTCGCTTCCGGTCCGTCAAAGCCGATCAGGCCGCGCGTTCGTGGTGACGCCGGCATGAGCCGCGTTTGTCACCAGCCCGTCCGCATGGCGACGGGCGACGCCTTCAGCGACGAGCAGATAGACGACATCCTGGACCGGATGCTGAAGAAGGCGCAGCGCAAGGGCGAGGCGTTCGACCGGGCGGCGATCCAGGAGGCGGCGGCGGAGCTGACCAAGGAGGAGCTGTTCGCCCGCCTGAGCGAGCAGCGGCTGCGGGTGGCGTCGCAGCGGGCGCGCCAGAAGATCGACGCCCAGCTGGCGGGGATGGCGGCGATCGGGGACGAGGCGGACCGGCTGAAGGCCTATAACGTCGGTTCGGAAAAGCAGGGGCTGGGCGGATCGTTCAGCGTGGACGCCGAAGCGCGGGCGCGCACCGTGGCCCTGTGGGGCGAGGCGGAACGCCAGCTGCGCGACGCCGGGCTGATGGACAAGCTGTCGGGCTTCGCCGTCGACGAAGGGTTCGAACGGGCGATCCGGCGCGAGCGGTCGCGGCTGAACGGGGCGGAGATCGAACCGACCGGCGACGCGGACGCCCTGAAAGTCGCCGAGATCCTGAACGCCCTGAGCGAAAAGGGCCGACTGATGCAGAACGACGTGGGGGCGTGGATCGGCCGGCTGGACGGCTATTCCGGTCGTCAGAGCCATGACCGTCTGCGCGTGTCCGGCGGCTTCTGGCGCGAGTTTCAGGCGGGCGGGCTGGGCGCCATCAAGGACATGAAGGGCGTGAGCCTGAAGGCCAGCCGCCGGGCGTTCCGGGAGTGGCGCGATTTCATCCGGCCCAGGCTGGCGGACGAGACGTTCGCCGGGATCGAGGCGCGCGACGTGGAAGAGGGCTGGCTGGACGACGCCAAGGCCTTGCAGCGCGCGGGCGCCATCGACGACGCGGCCGACGTGCGCGAGGTGTTCCTCTATCGCGTCTGGTTCGACATCGTATCCGGCAAGTCCGAGGTTCTGGGCGGACTGGACGACATCGGCGATTTCCGCCCGCCCGCGTCCAAGGCGCGCAGCGTGTCGAAGCATCGGGTGCTGCACTACAAGACGCCGGACGACGCGCACGACTATGCGCTGCGGTTCGGGCGCGGTTCGCTGCTGGCCAACGCTATGGGCGAGCTGGAACGGGCGGCGCGCAACACGGCCCTGATGAACCGTTGGGGCCCGGCCCCGGAAGCGATGTTCGAAAACACCGTGGGCAAGCTGCACGCCGAGGCGCGGGCGCGCGGCGACGCGGGCGCGGCCAATCGCCTGATGCGGGCGCAACGCCGCGCCGAGTTCGACGAGCTGACCGGCGCGGGCAATCAGCCCGACAGTTTGCGCCTGGCCATGATCGGCCGGTCGATCCGGTTGCAGCAGTCCCTGGCCAAACTGGGCGGTATGGTCCTGTCGGGCCTGTCGGACACGTCGCTGGCGGCCACGGCGATGAAACGGGCGGGCGCGACCTGGCTGGACGGCTACAACGGCGCGCTTCAGGGCGTCACGCGGATGCAGGGCGCGGAAGGCAAGGCGGCGGCGGACCTGCTGGACGTCGGCGCCCGGTCGGCGGCGGCGCACCTGACCGGGCGGTTTCATGCGGCGGACGGCCCGTTGGGCATGGCGGCCCAGGCGCAGCGGTTCTTCTATCGCATCAACCTGTTCGAGTTCTGGCAGGACGGCCTGCGTCGCGGCGTGGCGGAAATGTATTCGGCGCACCTGGGGGCCGAGGCGAAGAACGGCTGGGCGGCGCTGAACGCCGGTACGCGCGAGACGCTGGAACGCTACGGCATCGAGGCCGACGACTGGGAGCTGGTGCGCAAGGGGCTGATCGAACCCGAGCAGGCGGCCGAGGGGTTCGCCGGGATGCGGTCGCGCAAGGAGGCGGCCCTGGAGGCAGCGGACACGGCCGAGCCGTTGGATCGCCGCTACTTCACCTTCGAGGCCCTGGACGGCGTGTCGGACCGCGACCTGTTCAAACGGGCCGGCCTGACGGGCAAGGAGGCGACGTCGGAAGCGGCGCGCCGCCTACGCGAGGATCTGCGCGTGCGGGTCCAGGCCATGGTCGGCGGCGTGCTGGACGACGCCATGACCGAGGCGCGGGCGCGCGAGCGGGTGGCGATGACGCGCGGGATCAAGCCCGGCACCGTCTGGGGCGAGGCCGTGCGCAGCTTCACCCAGTTCTGGAGCTTCTCCGCCGCGATCATGGGCCGCCACGTCGCCCCGGCCGCCAAGGGTTACGCCGGACAGGCCCCCGTCGCCCTCCTCGCCCACCTGATCCTGGCCAGCACCGCCCTGGGCTATCTGTCGCTTCAGGCTAAACAGGTCGCCAAGGGCCGCGAGCTGAGGCCCATGATGGACGAGGACGGCGAGTTCCAGGGCGGCAAGCTGTTCCTGGCGTCGCTGCTGCAAGGCGGCGGCCTGGGCCTGTATGGCGACTTCTTCTTCGGCGAGGCGAGCCGCAACGGCATGCCCGCGACGCTGTCGGCCTTCGCCGGCCCGGCCGTGGGCGAGGCCGAGAAGCTGCGCGGCATCATGGCGGACCTGATTAGCGGCGATCCCGAACGGCTGGAAGATGTGCCAGCGGCCGGGTTCAGGTTCGTCAAGGACAACACGCCGTTCCTGAACCTGTTCTATGCGCGCACGGCGCTGGACTATCTGCTGCTCTACCGGATCCAGGAGGCGATCAGCCCCGGCAGCGTCGCGCGCTACGAAGACCGCGTGGAGGAACAGACCGGCGCCGGGTTCATCATCAGTCCGTCGGAGGCTATTGGCGCGTCCTAGGGCGCATTCGTCCGCCCCCCGGTCTGGCGGCCTCAGTGTGGCGTCATGACGACGACGCCCGCGCCCTCGATCACCAGCCACGCCCTAACGGGGACGGTCCTCGGGCCGTTTCCGACCCAATGGCGTTTCAGCGAGCCGGCCGATGTGACGGTGCTGCTGAGCCTGCCGACGGGGCAAACGCCGCTGTCGCCGCCCGACTACGTCCTGACGGCCGTCGCGCCGCTGGTCGGCGGCGGCACGGTTATGTTGAGCCCCGCTCTCCTGCCGTCAGGCGGGTGGCCCGTCGAGGCCAAACTGATCCTGATGCGCAGGACCGCCCGTCGCCAGGCAGTCGCCCTTCCCGATACCGAAGGCCATAAGCCGCGTGCGACGGAGGCGGCCCTGGACCGGGCTATGCGGATCGCTGAAGAAGATCGCGACACGCTCGACCGCGCCATCATCGCGCCTATCGGCGCCCAACCGCCCACGCCCGAACAGGTGATGGCCGCCGTGGACGCTCTGCCGGCCGTCGCCGCCATGCGCGACGAGGTCGCGGCGCTGGTGGGAGACCGCAAGGATCGGCTTCTGGACTGGATGCCGATGGGCCTGCGGCCGGGCATTGCGGCAGGCACCAACACCGCGAACCTGGCCCCCTACATCAACGCCGCCCTAAGTGTATCACGAGCTGTCGATCTGGGCGGGTTCACCTGGCTGATCAAGTCAAGGATCACCCCCGCCGCCGATTGCCAGTTGCTTGGCCGTGGAACGATCCTGGCGGCGTCAAACTTCGACGACGGCGCCGTCGGTGACGGCATGACGATGATGATCCAGGTCACGACGGGGCTGACCATCGGCGAGGACGTGGTCCTGAACGGCGGCTCAAGCGCCACGACGTGGATGTATGGCGCCCGCAACACCGGCCCTGTGTCCCGCGTCCGCCTGAAGGGCTGTTTCCGCAACCTGTCGTTCACGGGCGTGGACATCAGCTCCAACGGCCAGACCTGGGCCAACACGGACATCGTCTGCACCGGCCGGATCGAAAACGTGGGCTGGGTCGGCGCCAACTTCGAAGGCGTCACTGGTCTGGACTACAGTCGATTGAAGGTCAGCCGCACCGGCTATCACGGCGTCATGGCGTCGCGGTGCGTCAATGTGGTGAGCGACGGTTTGGAGGTCACCAAGGCGACGCCGCCCTTCAGGATCTACAACGGTCCAGGAAGCCTGGGCGGGGCCGAAGGCGGCTTTATGCACGGCCGGTTTCGCCTGAAGAACGCGCGCTATTCGAACTGGCTGCTGGACGACAACTGGAACGCCGGTGAAGACGGTTGCGGCATCGGCGAGATCGGCAATATCGAAGACGACGACAGCGAAAACGTCGTCTTCTCCAATATCCAGATCCGTCGAGCCGGCCTGTTCGGTTTCGACTGTTCGGGCGGCGAGACCGGACGCGGCATCCAAGTCTTCGGATCTCGGTATCAGGGACTGATGATCGGCCGGGATCTGGGCGGGCTGATGGAAGACATCGACGTCGAGTGCCAGTTGTTCGACTGCGGCGTCGGCGAAGATGTCGGGGCTGTGCGGTTCCTGTCGCCGGGCGCTGCGCCGCGCACGGTCAGCACGGTCAGCGGGTCGGCGACGGTGACCATCACCGGCGGCGCGGGGTTCCACATCGTGCCTGGCCAGAAGGTGACGGGGGCCGGCATACAGGCTGGAACCTATGTGCAGTCCATCAGCTATGCTGGTCCGAACCCTGTCGTCACCCTGACGAAGACGGCGACGGCGACGGCTTCGGGCGTCGCCGTGGTGTTTCGAGGGCAGACCGCGTTCCGCAATGTCCGCATCCGCGCCTTGGTCAACGGTGCCGACTGGGGTGCGGACTTCGAGGCGGGAGCGGACGGGTTCACCGTCTATGAGAATGTCGAGCTGGGCGGCGACCTGAGCCAGAACATCGCCAACAACTCCGTCCGGGTGCTGAACGGCGCGGAGCCTGTCGGCGCACGCATCACGCCGGAAACGCGGCTGAAAGTTTCCGAGGACTCCTTGGTCGGCGGTGCGTTCACGGCGTTCGGCCGCAAGTCCGTTCGGCTGACCACGGGCGGTAATACCTTCAACCGGATCGTCGGCGGCCACGACGGCCAAGAGCTGGTGATCTTCACCGGCGACGCCTGCGCGGTGAACTACGACTGGGTGGACAGCCAGGGGTTCGGCGCCAATCGCCTGATCGGCAATGGGGACGTCGATCAGACCATCCCGGCGGCCGAAATGATCCGGGCGCGAAAGCGTGACCTGGGCGCCTGGACGCTTACCTGGGAGAGGGCGCAACCCTGATGCACTGGAAGCCCGCCCTGATCGAAATCCTAGACGGCCTGCGTCACTGGCTGGAGCCTTTCGTGCCGGGGGCCGTGGGCGCGGCCATAGGTCAGATGTGGGAACCCGGCCTGGGCTGGCGAGACCGCCTGGCGCAATGGACCGTGGGCGTGACCTTCGCCGCCTTCCTGGTCCCGGCCGCCGGTCACCTGTTCAACTGGCCCCTGCCCCTGATCAACGCCGTGGGCTTCGTCGTCGGGACGCTGGCCTTCAAGGCCTACAAGCCCCTGCGAGAGGCCTTCATCGTCGGCGCGGCCGGCGGGCTGAAGGCGGCCTTCACCAATCTCGGCAGCTGGGTCCCGCGTCGCGGCTCCGCGTCGGTTCCCCCGAACACTGAAGGAGAAGGCTGATGGCCCCGACCCAGCGCCTGTCGGCGCATTTCTCGCTCGCCGAGCTGACCCATTCCGCCACGGCGGCCCGCAAGGGCCTCGCCAACGTCGCGCCGCCGCACATCGTCGATCAGTTGTTCCTGACAGCCGACCGCATGGAGCATGTACGGACCCTGCTGGGCGACCGGCCGATCAGCGTCCTGTCCGGCTATCGCAGCCCCGAGGTCAACAAGGCCGTGGGCGGATCGCCGACCAGCGCGCACCGCACCGGCCATGCCGTGGACTTCATCTGCCCGTCGTTCGGCACGCCCGCCCAGGTCGCCGCCTTCCTGGCCAAGAACCTGAAGGACTTCGACCAGATCATCGAAGAGTTCGACCAGTGGGTTCACGTCGGCTTCGGCCCTGGCAAGCGCAGGCAACTGCTGACCGCGCGCAAGGTGGGCGGCCGGACAAAGTATTCGCCGGGGATCGGCTAGCAGATCACCGCCGAATAGCGGGATGCGAGCCGGGCGCACTCCCGGCATTTGAGGAATGACCATGACCCGAAAAATCATTGCGCTCATCGGCCTGTGTTTCGCCGGAGCCGCGCTTGCGGCCTGTTCGTTTTCGGCCGCCGAGGCCGCCCCCATGATCGCCGCAGCCGCCCACTCCGCAGCGGCGCCGGAAGTGCTGGCGGCGACGTTGGCCGTCGCTGGCCTGGGTGCGACGGCATCGCCATCCCTTCAGGCGACTGAGGCCTACAGCGCATCCAAGGCAACCCATCCCCGCGTCTCGCTCGCGGACATGGAAGGCAAGATCCAGCGACAGCACTTCTTCACCGCTGGCGACGCCATCGCCGCCCTAGGTCAGCCCACCGATCCGGCCTGCCCGACCGGCTTGCTGACGATCTGCATCCTGGTGATGGAGAACGGCTTCACCGTGATCGGCAAGGCCGCCCCGGTGTCGCCCGAAAACTTCGACGCGGAGAAGGGGCGGACGTTCGCCTATGAAGACGCGATCAAACAGCTCTGGCCTCTTGAGGGCTATGCGCTGCGTGAGCGTCTGTCGGCCGAGGCGGCCTGATCATGCTGGCCTCGATCCTCGCTATCGTCGCGGGCCTGAAGACGCTCGCGATCTTCGCCGTGCCGGTGGCGGGGATCGCGGCCTGGTTCTTCGTCGCCGGTTTCCGCGAATGGGCCAAGGCCCAACGCAGGTTCATCACCTTGATGGTGCTAATGATCGGCGCGGCCTCCGTCTATTTCTGGCTGGAGAAGGCCAAGGATGATCGCGCCCTGCTACTGACACAGGCGCGGGAAATCTGCGCTACGGCCGGCGAGCCGTTCCAGCCCGAGGGCTCGCGCCAGAAGGACTGGGGCAAGCGGTGCAACGGCCGCGTCGCCGCCCTGGTCGCCTTCCACGACCAGGTCCAGACCGGATCGCTGGACGCCATGCTGGCGGACCTGGAGCGGCGCGAAGGCAAGCAAGCGGCGGATGCGGCCCTGGCGGCCGCCTACGCCAAACGGGCGAACGACGCCCTGACCCGAATGGAGGCGGCCGATGCGGCAGTCAAAGATGATCGTGTTGGCGGCGACTGGGCTGCTGCTGTCAACGACCTTGCCGGGCTGCGCTAAGCCGCCCGCCGTCGCGCCGCCGCCCGAGGTCGTGGTGCGCACGGTGCGCGAGACGCCGCCGGCCGAGCTGCTGCGCTGTCCCGCCGCCGTGCCGGGCCTGCCGACCGACGGCGGCGCCATGATCCCCGCCGACTGGCGCGCCGGCATCCGCCGACTGGCCAAGAGCCGGGGCGACCTGTTCGACCAAGTCAGCCGCCTGATCCAGTTTCACACGGGCGAGCCGTGTCCGGCCGGTTGAGGGGAGCGCGCTCCCACGACGCCTTGCCGTCTGGGTCGATCCAGTGGCCCATGTGCAGGGTCCAGCCCAAGGCCATGAGCCGGTTGCGCTCCGCCTCCTGAAAAGACCACCAGGCCTCGTCCCGGTCTGTGATGGTGTCCAGCTCGACCGGCCACATGCTGGACCAGAAAACGAAGCGGACGCGGCCGGGACAGTGGCGACAGGACGGCCGACGGTTCGCCAGCGAATAGCCCGGCCCCTTGGCCGTCAGCAAGGCCGGTAAGTCCACATCGCCGTTCGCCTCGCACACCGGAGACATCCAGTGCACATTAGCCCGCCGGTCCACCAGGCCGCCTAGCGTTGCATCCTCGCGTCGGCCCAT